TGAAGGCTGGGTACCCGCAGGGCGAGCGGTTCGTCCGAGGCGCCTTCGCGAGCACCGCCAACGGGAAGTCGAAGGTGCGGCTGACCGACGTCCACGATGAGAAGAAGCGCCCGGTCGGCATCGCGACCGCCTTCCGCGATGCGGAGGACGGGCTGTACGGGACCTTCCGCTTCTACAACACCCCGGAGGGCAGGGGCGCCCGGGAGAACGTGCTGGAGGAGACGTACGGCGGTCTCTCGGTGGGCTTCCTCACCGACGCCGAGCGCCGGGCCGAGGACGGCGCCCGAGAGGTCCTGAAGGCGCGCCTCTTCCACGTCTCCCTGGTCGATGAGCCCGCGTACGACTCCGCGCAGATCCTCGCCGTCCGGGCCGCAGCTTCGCCCGAGGTCGACGCGCTGCTCGCGGTGGAGTACGACCTCTCCGAGTTCCCCGAGGCCGTCGACCTCGCCGCGCTGGTTTGGCCCGGTCGATGATCACCGTCGATGCCGCGAAGATTGCCGCCGTGCTGGTCGGAGGCGAGTGGTTCACCGTGACCGCCGTGAGCATCGACCAAGCCGAGTACGCAGCGCCCGCGCAGCGCTACGCGCGCGGCCTCCACCTCCGCGCCACTCTCCAGCAGGGGCCGCACTCGGGCGACCGGCTGGTCGCGCCCCTCTTCCGGGTCGAAGCCATCCGACTCCGCCTGTAGCCATCGGCCCCCACCGGGTCTAGCGTCCCAACCAGAAAACAGAAGCGGTCGAGACCCGGTACGGGGTCTCCCGCAGCAGGACCCGGCGACCCGGTACGGGGTCCCCGGAAGCGGCGCCTCGGTACGGGGGCACGCGGATTACTCGCGAACCCCACCGACCGAGGAGCAACCTCGATGAACGTCTACCTGCGAAAGAAGATCGAAGAGCGCGCGTCCTCCTCCGAGGTCCTGAAGAGTCTTCAGACCCGGGCCGCTGACGACGGGCGCGACCTCACCGACGCCGAGCGAAAGACCTTCGATGAGATCGTCGCCCGGCTGCGGGAACTCGACGCCGAGATCGAGCGCATCAAGGATTTCGACACCGGCTCCGCGAAGTTCGCCGAACTCATCGGCGCGCAGAAGGAGGCCGAGGAGAAGGCAGAACGCGCCCACGAATCCGAGGGCGAGAAGGCTTCGGCCGGCGCAGCCGATGAGCAGCGCGCCGCCGTCGATTTCGGCAAGCGGTTCGTGGAGTCGACCGCATTCAAGGGCTACCGAGGTGCTGGCACCTCCGAGCGGCTGACGCTCCCTGGTCCTGCCTCGCCCGAGTTCCGCGCAGCCATCACGACCGGCTCGGTCGGGCTCACCGCGTACACCGGGCCGGTCCCGCAGCTCTGGTCCGGGCCGGGCGCGCCGACCTTCTCCAACACCGTGCTCAACCTCATCGGGCGCGTAGCGACCTCGCAGTCCGCCGTGCTCTACCTCCAGTGGCAGCCGCCGAAGCCCGGCGATGCCCCGGTGGTGGCCGAGGGCGACCTGAAGCCCGAGGCCGTGATGGACGTGGTGGAGGCGACCATCGCCCTCTCCACCTACGCCCACTACAAGGCAGTGACCCGGCAGGCGCTGGAGGACATTCCCCAGATCCAGACGGTGATTCAGAACCGCCTTCTGGGCGGAGTGAACTCCGCGCTGGAGACCGCAGCGGTCGCCGCGCTGGTCGCCGCTGCTCTTCCGGCGGTCGACGGAGCGGGCGACCTCACCGCAGGCATCCGCATCGGAGTCGCCACGGTGGAGGCTGCCGGATACAAGCCGAACGCGGTCCTGCTGAACCCGATGGACGCCGCCACGCTGGACATGAACACGTTTCTCCAGACGAACAACGGCGCGGTGGTCAACGGCACGATCTGGGGGCTGCCCATCATCCCGGCGACCTCGGTGGCTGCCGGGACGGCGTACGTGGGCGACTTCAAGACCGGCGAGACCTGGTTTGACCGGGGAACGACCGACGTGCTCATCTCGGACTCGCACGCCGACTTCTTCCTCCGGAACCAACTCGTGATTCTGGCCGAGGCGCGCGCTGCCTTCGCCGTCACCGAGGCCGCTGCACTCTGCGAGGTCACCGCCGGGGTCGCGGTCCCTTAAGCGGTTCCGCGCGCACGCCCGCTCCGGAGTCCCCGGAGGGCGCGGGACCTGAAACGGGAGACCGGACCGAGGAGAAGCCTGCCCGTAGGAAGAAGCGGAGGGATGCCGAGTGAACGGGATCCCGACGCTGGAGGAGGTGCGGGCATGGATCGCCGTGCCCGCCACCTCCCTCCCCGACGACGACCTCCAGCAGATCCTCAACGCCGAGATTGAGATTCAGGCGAGGACCTGCCGCATCCCCGAGGACTCCGCCGAGGCCGTTTATCCTCCAGCTCTGGCACGCGCCCTGCTGCGCCGCTGCCAACGACAGGTCGCCGCGCGGAACGTTCCGCTCGGCGTGCTCGGGGCGGAGGGCGCCGAGTTCGGGCCGCTCAACCTCCCGCGCTGGGACGCCGAGGTCGGTCGGCTGGAAGCCTCGTACCGAATCGTGGTGGTGGCATGAGCCTCGCCGCCCCTGGTCCTCGGCTCGCTGCTCCGGTCGGCCCGGCGACCACGACCCGCGATGCCATCGTGGAGGCGCTGGAGGCGGTCCCGAAACTCACCGTCCACCGGCAGGCGCCCGACAACCCCGTGGCGTGGGACGCCTTCCCGCGCTGGGCCGTCACCTCCTACACCGGAGGGCGCCTCGGCTGGCTGGCCGTGCATGAGTACGACGTGCTGGTCATCCTGCCCGCCGGATACGAACCGGACTCCGTCCATGAGGGCGACGTCCTGCTCGACCTGGTCGCGGTGGCGCTCGCCTCCGTGGGCCGCGTACCGACCGCCGAGCCCGTGCAACTCACCTTCCAGACCGGGACCGCGATGCCTGCCCTTCGGGTGCGCGTCGTGCCCCATCTCAACCCCACCCGAGAGGACTGACCATCATGGCTGCTGGGGATACCTACCCGCTCGGCCCGGGAACGTTGACGATTGGGGCGACCGGAACGCCCATCGACGTCTCCTGCCTCGTGAACAACGCCGTCATTGCCGCGAGCAAGGATGAAGGCGACTCGGTGACCAAGTTGTGCGGCACCGTCAAGCCCGGCGCCGTCACCTACACCTACGCCCTCTCCGGCAACATCGACACCGACATCTCCGACCCGGCAGGGCTGTTCGCCCTCTCGCAAGAGGAGGCCGGAGGCGAGCAGGATTTCACGTTCGTCCCATCGACCGAGGCTGGCACCGAGGCAGCCGGAACCCTCATCGTGGACCCGCTCGATTTCGGTGGCGACACCACGGGCGAGACGATGACCTCCGATTTCGAGTTCACGATTGTGGGCGCCCCGACCTACTCCATCGGCGGGCTCCCCCTCACCGCCCGCACCACCGTTCCTCGCGATGAGCCCGAGGAGGAGGCGCAGGCGTCGTGACCGAGCCTCGGGTGCAGGTCCTCGGGCTGGACCGCCTCCGGTTCACGCTGGAGGCCGCGTCCGAGCGCATCGAAGACCTCTCCCAGCCCGCCGAGAAGACCTCCGCCTTCCTCGCCTCCCGAGGTCGGGCGGATGCTCCGCGCAGGACCGGAAGGCTCGCAGCTTCGGTGCGCGCAGCCCCCGACCGCAACGACGCCGTGGTCACCTCCGGGCTCGCCTATTCGAACCGCACCCACTGGGGCTACCGCCGGTACCGGCAGGCCGCTCAACCGTGGCTGGCAGAAGGAGCACGCAACACCGAGGGCGCGTACCTCGACTACTACGAAGAGCGCGTGGCCTCCGTCATGCGCGCAGTGAAAGGGGCATGAGAGATGGGCGACGTGCAACTCAGTACCCCGCGCCTGCGGGTCAGGCGCGAGGGCTACGACGACCTGGAGGTGCAGTCCACGAACGCCGACCTGGTGCTCTGGGACCGGACCCGCTGGAAGCACAAGTGGCCGACCGTGAGCGAGGCGCCGTTCCTCTGGTTGACCTTCATCGGCTGGGCAGCCGCGCGCCGCACCGGCGCCATCCCGCCCGACGTGAAGTACGAGACGTGGGAGACCGAGGTGCTGGAGATCGAACCGCAGGACGACGGCGAGGAGGCCGAGGCCGGGCGCCCTACCCCACTGGCAGCCGGTCTCGACTGATTGTCGAGATCGCGATTGCCACGCAGACCGCGCCCCGCGACTGGTGGGAAGAGGACGACGAAGTGCTCGCCACCGTGCTGGACGTGCTGGAGCAGCAGGAAGCCGAGATGAGGAGGGCGAGCCGTGGCCACTAGCACCGCCATTCTCCAGATCAAGGTCATCGCTGACGCCTCGGCTGCTGCCGCCGGGCTGGACAAGGCAAGCGGGTCCGCATCGAAGTTCGGGCGCGGGCTGGAGAAGGCAGCACTGCCCGCTGCCGCCGTCGCCGTTGGGGTCGGGCTCATCGGCAAGAAGGCGATTGATGCGGCCTCCGACCTCCAGCAGTCGCAGGGCGCCGTGGAGGCAGTGTTCGGCTCCGCTGCTGGCGCCGTGAAGAAGTACGCGCAGGCAGCCGACCAGTCCCTCGGCCTCTCCGAATCGGCCTACAACCAGTACGCCGCCCTGGTGGGCACCGCCCTCCAGAACGCCGGGATGAGCGCGCAGGAGTCGGTGGGCGCCACGCAGAAGGTGATGGCCCGGGGCGCCGACCTCTCCGCCCTGTACGGAGGCACCACCGCCGAGGCCATCGAAGCCATCAACGCCGCCGTCTCCCGCTCCGAGTTCGACCCGCTGGAGAAGTACGGCGCCTCCCTCACGATGGCCGGGGTGAACGCCGAACTCGCCGCGAAGGGGCAGGACAAGTTGACCGGCTCCGCGCTGGAGACCGCTAAGAAGCAGGTGATTCTAGAGCAGGTCTTTAAGAAGACGTCGAAGGCTCAAAACCAGTTCGCCGAGGAGTCGGGCACCGCTGCGGTTGAGCAGCAGAAGGCGAGCGCCGCAGCGGAGGACGCTGCCGCATCTCTGGGCACCGCCCTCCTTCCGGCAGCCACCGCAGCAGCGAAGGCGCTCGGGAAGATGGCGACGTGGGCGAGCAAGAACACGACCACGGTCCAGATCCTCCTCGGCGTCATCGCCGGGCTGGCAGCCACCATCCTCATCCTCAACGTCGCCTACAAGACCGGGGTCGCCGTACAGGGAATCTGGAACGCCGCGATGGCGCTCGGGTCGAAGTTCGCCCTCGGCACCCGCATCCAGCTCATCGGGCTCACCGTGGCCACCTACGCGCAGGCAGCCGCGCAGAAGATCGCCGCCGTCTCCGCCCGCCTGATGGGGATGGCCATGACCTTCGCGCTCGGCCCGGTCGGGCTGATCATCATCGCCGTGGTCGCCCTCATCGCGGTCATCGTCATCCTCTGGAAGAGGAGCACCACCTTCCGCTCTATCGTCCTCGCCGTCTGGAACGCCGTGAAGGTCGCCGCGACCGCAGCCGCGAACGCCATCAAGGCAGCCTTCACCGCAGCGTGGGCGAAAATCTCCGCAGCAGCCCGCACGGTCGGGAACGTGGTCAAGTCGGTCTTCTCCGCCATCCGCTCCGCCATCTCCTCGGTCATCTCCTTCGTCGGGCGCCTCATCGGCAGGCTGAAGACCATCAAGGTGCCCGGCTCGGTGAAGTCCGCCATCGATGCCGTCAAGAACGCCGTCTCCAACGCCATCACCACCGTGGGCAACCTCATCGCGAAGTTGAAGAACATCAAGGTCCCCGGCGGAGTGACCTCCGCCCTGAACGCCATCAAGACCGCAGCCGACAACGCCCTCGACGTCATCAAGAGCATCGTCAATTGGCTCGGGAATATCCCGACCCCGCACATCAATTGGCCGAGCCCGCCGAAGTGGCTGGATAAGGTCACCGGGCGCTCCGTCCTCCCAGCTCCGGACGTGCCTGCTCGCCGCGCGTACATGCCTGCCCCTGGTGTGGCAGCGGGCAGGGGAGCCTTCGCCGCTGCCTCCGCCGGAGCAGCCGGGATGGTCATCAACATCAACGGCGCCATCGACCCCGAGGGAACCGCCCGGGCCGTGCGCCGAGTCCTCGCAGGGCATGACCGGCGGATGGGGGCGCGCATCGCATGATCTCCACCTTCACCGTCCTCCTCTTCGCCGACCCCTCCGGCGCCGGAGCCTCCCTCGACGTCACCTGCTACGTCGATGAAATCTCCATCCACCACGGGCGCGAGGACTCCTCCTCGCAGCCCGAGGCAGCCACCGCCACCCTCGACCTCTCCGCCGACAACGCGGTCGACCCGCTGCCCTCCGCCATCGAAATCGGCGCCGTCATTCGGGTCTACGCCACGCTGGCCGGCGACCCGCCTGCCTTCCGATTCGCAGGCCGAATCTCCGACGTCAACGCGGGCTGGGAGGAGGCCGGAGTGGCGACCCCGGACCGGGTCGTCACGCAGGTCATCGCGGTCTCTCCGCTGGCCGACCTGGCGCGCCGGGTCGTCGGAGACGTGCCCTTCCCGCAGGAACTCGACGGGCCGCGCGTAGCCCGCGTGATGGCCCTCGCCGGAGTCACCCTCGACCCCGCCTTCTCCGACCCGGGGACCTGCCTCATCATCCCGCGCGACGTCGACTCCCAGCCCGCGCTCGACGTCGGGCAGAGCACCGCCGAATCGGCAGGCGGGCTCATCTGGCACACCCGCTCCGGGGAAGTCCGCTACGCGGACGCCGACCATCGGCGCAACCTCCAGCCCTCCCTCGCCCTCGACTCCTGCGACCTCCTGGTCTCCCCGAATTGGCGCCGCTCTACCGAGGGGCTGGTGAACCGGGTCTCCATCGGGTACGGGGTCGTCCCCGAGGAGGGCGAGCAGCCGAGGTACGTCGCAGACCGCCCTGAGTCGGTGGCGAAGTACGGGCGCTACGAACTTTCAGCTTCGACCGAACTCGCGCTGCTGGCCGACGCGACCCGGATGGGGAACCTTCTCCTCACCCGCAACTCCTCCCCGGTCTGGGTTCTCTCCGACCTCCCCATCGCCGTCAAGGACCTCGACCTGGCGCAGACCCGCGCCCTGCTCGGCCTCGACGTCCACTCCCTCCTCGACGTCACCGGGCTGCCCACCGCCGGAACCGTGCCGACCTCGGCTGCCCTCTGGGTAGAGGGCTGGGACGAAACGCTCCGCTGGGGCGACCACGAGATGGTCCTGGTGGTCTCCGGCTTCTGCCGCACCTCGCCCGCTCCGCGCTGGAACGACGTCGACCCGGCAATGACGTGGGACTCCGCTCCGGGCTCATGGGACGACGCCTCCTGCCTCGGCCCGAGCGTGAACCGAGGCCGCTGGGACGACCTCCCAGCTTCGACCCGCTGGGACCAGATTCCGCCCGCCACGACGTGGAACAACTGGAAGTAGAAGGAGGAGAAACCGATGGCGAACACCCCGAAGGGCTACCCCTATCCGGTAGGCACCGACCGGGTCGCGGACGGCGACAACGTGATTCAGGCGCTCGCAGAGAAGGTCGACGGCTCCCTCGGCCTCGCCGCTGGAGGGCTGGTCACCATCACCCCCTCCGGAGCAGGAGCCGCCACCCCCATCGCCGTCACCTTCCCCGCAGGCCGCTTCACCGTCGCCCCGTGGATGGTTTCGAACATGAGCGCCGGGTCGAACACCGACCGGCAGACCGGCGTCACCGGGGTGACCACGACCGGAGCAACCATCACCCTGACCAGCGCGACCGCAGCCGCCGTGCCGGTCTACTGGATCGCGCTTCAGGTCTGAGATGAACCGCCCGCCGCGAACTCGCGCAGCCGCCCCACAAGAGCGGCGTGGCCGGAGCGCGCCTCCTCCTCGGAGTCGTACTCCCCGTAGACCGTATCGCCGCTGGGGACCGGCAAGACCTCCGTCTGCCAGCGCCCGTCCTGCCAGCCGGTCGACACCGTCTGCTGCCCCACGTCCGTTTTCCACATGCCGCCCACGATAGAGGAGAAGAAGATGGCGACCGTTACCTGCCACACCGAGGGCTGCGGGAACGAAGGCATCGGCCTCGACCTCGACCTCGACTACGTCGACCCCGAATCCGGCGAGACCGTCGCCATCTCCACCGTCGTCTGCGGAGTCTGCGGGAAGCCCATCACCGACCTCGGAGGCACCGGATGAGGCGCGCGTTCCGGGCCGACCCCGTCGCCTTCATCCTCGCCGCTGGATTCGCCCTCGCCGTCAACCTGGTGGTGCTCGGCTTCCTCATCGAAACGCTGGCAGACGGGAACGGGAACGCCGCCCTCGGGGACAACGCCACCACCGTGCTGACGACCGCGCTCGGAGGGCTCATCGGCGTGCTCGGCTACCGGCTCGGAGCAACCCACCGCAAAGGAGAAACCGATGAGCGAGATGAGACCTGATCCGCCGGAGAAGCCCGGAGGGCAGGACGACCAGCCGCCCGACCTCGGCCTCGCGCTGGCCGTCGTCATCCACCTCCTGGTCGACCTCCGGCAGCGCCTCGCGCTGGCCGAGCCCGTGCCCGAGGAGGACGCCGACCTGGTGCTGCGCATCCTCGCCATCTCGGCGGTGCTGCGCCGCATCCGCGACCGAATGGAGAAGTGAGATGGTCGCCAGCTCTGGAGAGGCAGCCGTCAAGAACGGGCGCGCGGTCTCCTCCTACGACTCGGGCATGTGCCAGAAGTACGTTCGCTCGCAATGCTGGCAGGCGCCCTCCCTGTACGGCTCCGCCATCGAAGCGTGGAACGGGTCGACGCAGAAGCACCCCGGCGACCGGAACCCCCCGCTCGGCGCCCCCTGCTACTACCGAGGAGGCAACTACGGGCACGCCGTCATCTTCGTGGGCTCCGGCGATATGCGTTCGACCGATTGCCAGACCGCGTACGCCGTGAGCGACGACGACCTCGGCTGGCCCGAGCGCGCGTGGGGCTACGACTACCTCGGCTGGACCGGGGACATCAACGGGATCGACCTGCCGCTCGGCAGCAGCGGAGGAGGCAACGGAGGAGAAGAGGAAGACATGCCCGAGTACCTGCACCTCTCGATGAGCGAGAAGAAGATGAAGGGGGACGGCTGGCACTGGCTGGAGTGGACCAAGGTCATCTCAGATACGACCGGGAAGGCAGCCGAGGCCGGAGAGGGAGGGATCCGCATCGGCAACCGCCGGTACACCTCGACCCTCCTGCTCAACGCCAACGTCGGCTCCGGGGACCGCATCATGACCCGGACCACCGAGTCCGCCCCGGACGGCAAGGGAGGGTACGAGCAGGTCGAAGCGAACCCCGGGCTGGAGCACCCGAGGACCGATGGCGCCACCCTCTGCCAAGACACCCGCTCCGGCTGGTGCGGGAAGGACCGGCGCCTCCGCGTGGAGGTCGACCTGCCCGTGGACGGCACCGTCTCCGCCGACCTGGTCATCCTCTTCTGGTGAAGGGCGCCCTGCTCCTCGCCTCCCTGGTGCTCCTCGCCCCGGGTGTGGGTGCCCCTTCGCCCGGGGCGAGGGCTTCTGCCGGCGCGGCGCCCACGACGCGCGTGGTCGCCACGACCGCCAACATCTACTCGCCGCTCGGGCTGCGGAAGGCGCGCGACGACCTCCGCCGAGCAGCCCGAGGCTCCGACCTGGTGCTGGCGCAGGAGATGGCCCGCAGGAGCCGCGCCGACCTCGCCCGCATCGACCCGCCGGGCTGGCACTTCTGGCAGCCCGCGCACGGGAATTGTCGCGAGGTCACCGTCCACTGGTCGCCCGCGTGGCGCCAGCTTCGCCACTACGCGCTCCTGCTCGCGCGCTGGGACGGGCGCTCGGGCGACCGCTGCGCCGCCATCGCGATCCTCCAGCACCGGGCCACCGGGCGCCGCCTCGCCGCCGTCTCGGTCCACATGCTCCCGCACGTCGAACTCGCCGGGCGCCCGCGACCGGGCATGGCAGCAGCCACCGCGAACTACGCGCGCAGCATGGCCCGGCTCACCGAGCGGCTGGCAGGGCTCCGCGCCCGCTACCCCCTGGTGCTGGTCGGGGGCGACTGGAACGTCGACTACTTCGCCGACCGGCGGGTCCGCTGGCCCGGCTTCCCCTTCGCCCATCTCGCCGCTCGCATGGACACCCACTGGGCGCCGAAACTCCGGCTCGGCCTCGCCGCTCCCACCCTCGGCCCCCGCCGGGTCGACTCGATCTGGTGGGCCGAGCGGCGCCACCTCCGCGCCCTCTCCTCCTCGACCATCCGGGGGACCTGGTCGGACCACAACTTCGCCCGCGTGGTGCTCCGGCTGCGATGAGGAACGCGACCCGGGTCCGCCTGCCAGCAGCCCGGGTCGCGCCTTCCCTCTTCGGTAGAGGACCCCCAGCGTCGTACGGCGGGCACCGGCGAGTCAAGCCCCCCGTGGCTCGCGACGTTGCCGCGTGCGCTTCTCCCAGCTCGGGAACGGGCGAGCCCCCCACCGGCAGCGCGTGGCGCCCGTGGGGGGCTTCCGAGGAGAGGACCGGGGAGCGGGAGCCCCTACGCAATCCCGTGCTGGGGCAACCCCGACCCTTGCTCCGACCCGGAAGGCTACCGCCTCGGGTCCTCGCGGCCTAGGTTCTCGTGGTCGGCTGCCTCCTGCGCCTTCTGCCGGAGCCCCACCCACGACGGCGGGAACCACTCGGGCCATGCGAAGGAGCACGTCGCGCAGCGCCAGAACAGGACCCCCTCATCGTAGATTTCGGGCTCCTCCACCCCGAAGATCCACAAGGGGTCCCCCTCCCCGCAGTGCGGGCACCGTCCGTTCGTCACGCTCGCTCCCTCCCGAGGAGAACGCGCCGGTCCCCCCTCCCGAGGAAGAGGCGCGAAGGGCAGGAGCGTAACGCAGAACGGCGGTCCCCGCAGGGACCGCCGTTCCGATGAGACCGCGCTGCTAGTGGTCCAACTCCTCATCGTGGTGGGCCACCGTGATGATGACCGCCCGCTCCGGAGCGACCACCACCTTCAGCCGACCCTTCTGCCGGATCTCCAGATCCGCAGCGTTCCCGGGCCGCGTGAGGTCGGGCCGCTCCGCGCAGGCCACCGCCTTCAGCGGGTCGATCTTCCGCTCCCCCAGCCGGATGAGCGCGTGCGAGGAGAACCGCCACTCCGTGCCGGGGTACTCCTTCGCACCGGGGGTCCTGGTCTTCGTCTTCAGCGGGCGCCCCGCCTTCGCGAAGACCGCGAAGGCTGCCAGCACCTCCGCCCAATCGCTATCGCAGACCTCGGCCTCCACGGCGGTCCCGTCGACCACGACCCGGCGGGTCGCCACCACGGTCTGGTTCTGGTCCTTGCCGCAGACGTCGCAGACCAGATCGATGACCTCCCGCTTGCTCACCCCGTCTGCTCCTGCTCTTCCAGCCGCTCCTCGACCGCCTTCGCATGAGCAGCCACCGCGCCCTTCTCCAGAAGCGCGGGCATCGGCTCCGTGGAGTGGCGCCAGATCATCATCGACCGCTCATTCCCGAGCGCGTAGTCGTTCAACGCCTTCACCGTCACCGCGATGGCCGTGGGCCGCTTCCAGCGCCCCGGGACCCGGTGGAACCCGGTCTCCGCCGACGTCCACCTCCGCAGCGCGAGGATGGGCGAGTACGGCGCCAGCATGATCCCGTCTGCCAGCCGCTCGTAGAACTCCGAGAGGGTCGACGGGCCGACGTCCGAGTTCTCCGCCCGCCGGGCCGCGAGGCTCACCGTCGCCATCGCCGTGAGAATGCCGTACCGGGAAAGTCCCCGGGCCACCCGCGAGCCATCCGCAATCGCCGCCTCCGCCTTGTCCTGGTTCTCTCCCTCCTCCAGAAACTCGATGGTGTCGGCTGCGGTGATGCGCCCGTGGGCGCTTCGCCAGTCCTCGTTCGTGCCTGCGATTTGCTCGTAGGTGAGCAGCCCGCGAACCGTGGCCGCGAGGACGTTCGTATTCGTGTATCCGGCGATGCGGAGGGTATCTGCCGTCGTCCGAACCGCGCCGGTATCGATGACGTCAAACGAAGCCTCGGGCGCGTCTCGGGTCACCATGACCTCGACCTGCCTGCCCGCCATGACGATGGCGTGGAGGCGATGCTGCCCGTCCAGCACCGTGCCGTTCTCCCCGAGCGCGATTCCCTGGTGGGTGACCTGCCACTGCCCGGCATCGATGGCGTGGGCGATCTTCTCCACCCGCTTCTGCGAGACCGACCGCTGCGCCCTCTCCGCACTCGCATCGATCCACTTCTGCGCCAGCTCTGGGCCGACCTTCTCTACTTTGCTTCTCATCTGGGGGCTCCCTTATCCCGAGCAGAGTTGCTCTTCTCTCCTTGCCCGGCAGGCTAAGGCACGCAGCGTCCCGCGTGAAGAAGGTCACGAACATTCCCGGGCGCGTCGCCGCAACCGGTCAATCGCCTGCGGGAATTACTACGCCGCATAGCGGTGGCCCCCAGAACGCGTTTCCGCAGGTCAGAGGGGGTGCCGCACTGCGAATACCCCCGACCTACTTCGAGTAATCGCAGCAGGCCGGCGACCCCTCTCCGGCAGCGTTTCCGCAGGTCAGAGGCGGTATTAGCCCCTCCGGAGCAGCCGCGCGAGCACCGTACAGCGTTAGTAGCCCTAATTACTTTCGTGCTAGTCTGCGGGCATGACGCAACCCGTAAACCGCACCGCCGCCCCGCTCGCGCGCCCCAGCTCTCGGCACCTCGCTCCCGTTCCGGAGCGATCCGCGTGGGACGACTACGCCGAGGACTGGAGCCGTTCGCTGCGCGCCCGCAACCTCGCGCCCCTCTCGGTGAAGTCCTACCTGCGAGGGCTGGGAATGCTCGCCGCCTACGCCGTTCCGCGCGGCTGCCCCTCGCCGGAGGAGGCCGACCACGACCTCCTCACCGGCTTCTTCCTGCACCTCTTCACCGAGCCCTCGGCCCGAGGCATCCCGCATAAGCCGTCCTCGGTCGAAGCCATCCACAAGACCCTCCGGGTCTTCTTCCGGTGGCTGGAGGACGCCGAGGAAATCCCCAGCCCGATGCGGAAGATTCCGCAGCCGAAGGTCGTCAAGACCCCGCCTCCGGTCTACTCCGACGATGATCTTCGCGCGCTGCTGAAGGCGTGCGAGCGGGACGCCCGGAGCAAGGACAAGGACGTCGCCTTCGCCGGGCGCCGCGACCTCGCGCTCTTCCGGCTGCTCATCGACACCGGGCTCCGCCGAAAGGAACTCGCCGGGCTGGAGGTGGAGCACGTCGACCGCCGGAACCAACTCCTCACCGTCACCGGCAAGGGCGGAAAGGTTCGCCGGGTCCCCTACTTCGACAAGACCGGGGTCGCCCTCGACGCCTACTTCCGGGCGAGGGCGAAGCACAAGGACGCCCGGCTGCCCGCGCTGTGGCTCGCGGCCTACCCGCGCCGGGGCGCCCTCGGGTACGGCGGGCTGGGCGACCTGGTGCTGCGCCGCACCGCCGAGGCCGGGCTGGACGGCACCCACTTCCTGCACCGCTTCCGCCACACCGCAGCCCACGCCTACCTCTCCGAGCCCGGCGCGCATGAGGGCGATGCGATGGAGTTGTTCGGCTGGTCCAGCCGGGAGATGCTGGACCGCTACGGCGCCAGCGCGAAGGCAGACCGGGCCATCGCCAACGCCCGCCGGATGGGCCACGGGGACCGGATCTGATGAGGCCGCAGCCGCTCATCCCGGGAGCGCCCTCGGCGGGCCACATCGCCACCAACGGCTTCTGGCATCCGGGCCGCGTGGAGGGCTGCCCGAAGTGCCCGCCGCCCCCCTCGCCGCCCCCGCCGCGCCCTCGCCGGTAGCCTTCTGAGACCGGCAGCGCCCCCCTTCCTGGTGGAAGGGGGGCGCTGCACGTTTTGCCGAGGAGGGGGGCGCCGGGGAATCCCCCGACCCCTGGTGCCCGCGCTCCTCCTCGGCCCCCACCGCGCTCCCATTGTGCACCCGCTTCGCGAGCCGCGCACCCTATTCTGCGAAGCCCTCCGGGGGCTGCGCGACCCGCCGAACCCGCCGAACTTTTTTGCTGTCAATTCGTCAACCGCCGCGCGCCGCTCTTTCCCTGCCGCTGCCTGCTCCTACGCTGGAAGTCCGCCCGGTGGCTGGGCGCAACCGGTCACGCGACACGACGCTGCGCCCTTGACCCGGTGCGTCGGCCCGTGAAGGGTTGGCAGCAGAAGCCCCTCGGAGCACTCTCGGCCCGGTCCTCGCACCGAACCGTCGCGAGTTACTCCCAGACCCGCCGCCCGCGAGGAGCCCCCCTTTCCCTGCTGCTGCGGAGGCGATCCCGGGATGCCCTACACCCGAACCATCAAGAGTCTCGCCACTCTCCGGTCCCGCGCCGGGCTGGAGAAGGCGATGCGGACCCGCGACCTCAACGCCGCCGAGGTCGGGCGCATGGCCGGAACCAACCGGCAGACCGTCTCCAACCTCCGGCGCGGCTCCCGCGCCCGGCTCCGAGAGGAGACCGCCCGGCAGATCGAGAAGGTCCTTGCCGTCGCCCCTGGTGCCCTCTTCGCCTACGACTCCGAGGTCGCAGAGGCCGAGGAGGACCGGGTCGGATGAGCGACGACCGCTTCGACTCCGAGACCGGGCGCGCCGCAGCTCTGGCCCGCTGGGCGAAGGAGGCCGACCCCGTCTCCGCCACCGCGAAGGCGCGCGCCGCCTTCCTCGCCCGGTTCGAAACCGAGGTCGACCCCGATGGGTCGATGCCTCCCGAGGAGCGCGCGAAACGGGCCGACCGGCTGCTCCGCGCTCACATGATCCGGCTCGCGCGCCGTAAGCGCCTCGCCCGCTGACCGAAGGACCCTGCCATGCCTGCCTCGCCAGAGGAGCGCCTGTACGTCGCGCTCGCCCCCCGCACCCCCGAGGTCGAAGCCATCGCCGCCCGGCTGGTGGTCGAACTCGCCGCCGACCTCCGAGACCCCGAGACGCTGGAGTTGCTTGTGGACGCCGCAGAGAAGAACGACGCCGTGCCCTCCGGGGAGGTCGTCCAGCGCGCCGGAATCTCCTACCGGCAACTCCACTACTGGACCTCCGCCGGGCTGGTCACCCCGCTGGAGAGGAAGGGCGAGTCCTCCGGATTCCGGCTCGCCTATCCCAGCTCCGAGGTCGTGAAGGCGCGGATCATGGGGATTCTGGTGAAGCCCCCGTGGGAGATGACCCCCGGCTCCGCTGCCGGGCTGGCAGCCGAGATCATCGAAAACGGGTCCGCCGAGCACGGAGGCTTCCGGCTGACGAAGGGCTCCCTCGGATGAGCCCGCGCCTGCTCCGCACCGACCGGGGAAAGAACCACTCCTACCGGCTGGACGACCGGAAGGTCGACGGGGTCACCACCGTCCTCAACGCCGGGCTGCCGAAGCCCGCGCTCCTCCAGTGGGCCGCAGATATGGCAGCCTCCTACGCCGTCGACCATCTGCCCGACCTGGCAGAGATGAGCACCGCGAAGGCGGTCGACGCCATCCGCTACGCCCACCGCGACCGCTCCCGAGCAGCGATGGCCCGAGGCTCCGAGATCCACGCCCTCGGGGAGCCGCTGGCCCACGGGAAGCCCGTGGAGGTCCCCGACGCCCTCGCCGGTCCCGTGAACGCCTACGCCCGCTTCCTCGACCGCTGGGGCATCGAAGCCATCGCCTCGGAGACCCCGGTGGCCTCCACCGTCGCCCGCTACGCCGGGACCGCCGACCTCTGGGCCACGGTGGCTGCGAGGGATGGCCGGCGCGCGCTCATCGACCTGAAGACCGGCAAGGACGCGTACTCCGACGTCGCCCTGCAACTCGCCGCGTACCGGCACGCCGACCTCTGGCAGCCCGATGGCCCGGACTCCGAGGAGGACCTGCCTCCCGTCGACCTGGTCTACGTGGCGCTCATCCTGCCCGACGACGTCCGGATGATTCCGGTCCGCGCCGGGGAGCGGGAGTGGACCATCTTCCGCTACGTCCAGCAGGTCGCCCGCTGGACCGGCGAGCAGCGGTGGAACTACGGCGAGCCCCCCACCAACCCCGTGCTGCTGCCCGACGCGCAGCCCGACCGAGAGGACGTACCGGCATGAGCCTCACCGCGCTGGAGGACACCACCCCGCAGGTCTTCCGAGGGCTGGCCCGGCAGGACACCGACTCGTGGATCGAAGTGGTCGACTCCATCGCCCGCCTCGCCACCCAGATCGCGATGACCGAGTTCGT